CCGTGAGATAAGACCTACCAATGCAAAAAAGTATATCACCTACTTATGTAGTGGTAAAGAATACAAGGCTGATGAAGAATTGCCTGAAGAGGGCGAAATAGAACTGAAGCCTATCAAGTACGATGCTATTAAACTTCTTACAGGCGAATACAAAGGCAAACGTCCGTATATCATCATTGAAGTTAAGAACGCAGAAGCATCAATCCTCACAGACGAAAATGGTGACGATATTGTTTATGAGTATCAGGGCGAAGAATATTTAGCTGCCCAAATGGACTATACTTTAGGAAAGGTGTTAGAGAAACATATAGATTGATTGTTTAATTTAAAAATTATTGCTGAGTCGCAAGAAGAGTAAACAGAGTAGCCGGACCGCGCAGAAACATGAATGGCGCAGGGGCTGGCGGTAGATTAGTAGCCAATCGTAGAGGGACGGCAAGTGCCACCCAGTTAGGTTCACGTAGACAGCGTTACAGTGACCTCCGTGTTTCATTTGGATTATCAGGTGGTTAGCTATGAATAAGGTAGAGCAAGCGAACCGATATATAGACCTCATTCGAGTAAAATCGAATGAGGCTATAAATTCATAAAAAGGTATTGGTATGGAAGAAATATGGAAACCAGCATTTGGATTGGTTGATATGTATGAAGTTAGTTCATTAGGGCGTGTCCGTTCACTTGATAGATTTATCTATGAAAAAAGCGGAAAGAAAAAATGGATTAAAGGTAAGACTCTTAGTCCTTCTACGGATGCAGGTGGGTATAAATTCTTTCATGCTACTATTGATGGTAAGAAAACTTACTTCAAAGTTCATCGCTTAGTATATCAGTCGTTTATTGGTATTATCCCTATTGGCATGGAAATAGACCATATGGATAGAGATAAAGCTAATAACTTTTTGCCTAATCTAAGAGTTGTGACAAGAAGGGATAACTGCAATAATAGAAATTCTACGAAAGAGTGCATAGGGGTTAGATTCTGTAAGAAAAACTATATCATAGGAATTTTCTATAATGATCGACAGTATTATTTAG